GTCTCAATGTCATCACTATCAAGACCTTCCTGTGTGGAAGCAAGGTATTCTTTAAGCAATTGGTCAGGGTCCATTTTTTCAAAGTCCTTTCCCAATTTTACAAAGTCTTCAAATCCTCGCCCTGTATCTTGCTTATATTTCATAAAAGCAGCTACATCTTCAGGTAATTGCTCAGCTTCTTTACGCTCAGCTACTAATTCATCCAATGAATTTATCTGCTTGTTATATCTTTTACCAATATATGAAAGAACGTCTTCATCCTTTAAATCAACACCTGCAGGTACGGGGTCTATTACCACTTCTTTATCTGCTTCATTATTTTCTTGAGTTAACGACTCTTCGTGTTTCTCAATTAATTGTTGTTCTAATTCTTGAACACCTTTTGGTTCAATCATTTCTACGGCTCTAACTTTTAATTCCATTTGATTTGATTTTATTTATACAAAAATAGATAAAAATTTCGACATTTTACCTTGGCTCAAATTCAGCTAAATCAAAACCATCTAAACTATCCTCGTTTGATTCAAAACTTATTGGAGGTAGATTATTCTTTCTTTGATTAATCAGTTTAGATTGTTCTGTATTTTGTTGACTAATTCTTTTTGCCTTAGCGTCCTCTTTTGTTTGTTCTCTATTGCTCATATTACTTACTTCCATTCCGTGAAGTTGCATATTATATTGAAACTCTTCACGCATTAAATAAGATTTCATTTCTGCCTCTTTCTCCATTTTTTGAATATCAAATGCCACTTCAGCTTGTTTGATTTGCATTTTAGATTTAGTTTCCATATCTATTTTCTGCATAGCCACCTGCCCTGCCATTTCTTGAGATTTTAACTGTTGCTGAGCAATCATTGCTTGTTTTTGCATTTGCATCTTTTCCTCACGTGCTTGTGTTTTAACACGCTTCATCTTAAGTAACTGATTGGCAAGTTTTAAATTGCGAATCTCACGTATATCAATTGCATCCTCAAGATTTATATCTCCCTTAGATAATGCCATTTGGATATTAGCTTCAAGTTGTGCTTTTTGCTCTTCATCAGGCGAAACCTCAATGAATATACCAAAGTCATATATATAAAGGTCTTTTATTTCCTCTAAAATAGATACATTGTATTTGCCAATTTGATTAGCAAATTCATCTTTAAAGTCAGCATATTGCAAAATATCTGCAACTCTATAAGTTAAAGCCTCTGCTAATGAACGATAAATAAACAAAGAACCATCTAATATGTGTCTTGTAGCTGTATTTGAATTTAATGCAGCCATTTTTTGTAACCCAACTAATGAATTAGGGTCAGGATTAGAGCCATCTCTTGCTTCATTAAGACCGGTAACAGACCTAATCATATCAATATAATGATTCATATTGGTAATAAGCATCTGAGTTTTAGCTGAACCTGAATTAGAATTTAACTGAGTGATAGGCACTCTTGCATTGTTAAAATCTCCATCTTGAGTAAAACTTCTACCAATTACACTACCTGTTTGGAAATATAATCTTAAAGCATCCTCGGGATTGTATGCATTACCCGTACCTAAATCAATCTCGCTTAAACCATCGGCATCAATAAATACGCCATCCGGTACGGTACGAGCAATAACTTGTTGTAACTTTAAATGTGTAATTTGAATCAAATCAGCAAATGGTATCATTCTACGGCATAATGATTCAATAACTCCTTTGTACATACGTGGAGCACAAGCTACATAGTTTGGCAATGCGTGTTGAGATGCTGATTTAGGACGAACCATATTTTCAGACAATTTCCATTGTAATAAGATATTGGTACCCATTACCATAATACCCTCATACCAAACGTCAATTGTTTTTTCAATCTTCTCAAAGTTACCTTCTTCCATCATTTCGGTAGGAGGATTAAATGTATCATCTTTTTCAATAACACGAGAACCACCTCCATCTAAAATTTTCTTTTTATAAACTACTTTTTTAGAAGTTTTATAATTAAAATACAATAAAGTACAAGTATCACGATTAAACATACTGTTTTCGTAAAATTGTGCTACATTATAATAATCATACCAAGATTGACTGTATTGTGTGATTTCCTGTAAATCTTCTTTAGTTAAAGATTGGTCAATCTTCATTAACTCTAATATTGGAAGAGTTTTAATTTCACCCCAATAAAAACAGTCTTTAAAGAATGGGTCCTCTGTATAACTATAAACAATATTAGCAGGGTCTACATATGTAAGTTTAACTCCTGTCCCTTGTAAAAATTCGTGTTTAGCAACGCCAATACCAACTACAGTAACATCATAATCTATTCTTTTACGAGTGTCATCGTAATGATTATCATCAAATATGGTATTAATTGCTTCTTCTTCTGCTATCTCAATAGCAGGTTTAAATTTAAGTTGCATATATAAAGACAACTCTTCATCAGTTTCAGGCAATTCTTCAGGGTCCATCATAAAAGCATTAACCCCGGTTTTGTCTTTTATAGTTGTCAAAATATCTTTTGATACCATTTGGGACTCAATCATATCCTGATATTTACTTCTATTTGCTTGAGACATTGCATCTTGTGCATATGCCTTAACTTTAAAAAGTCTATCAGACATCCCATTAACAACAATATCAACAAACTTTGGAATAATAGGTACAGGAGTCCAATCTAAATTTAAATAAGATAAATCGCCATCAATAGCTAATTCATTTTTATATTTAGAAATAGGTTGTTCGCCTCTTGCGTACAATCTTAACCTACGGAAATCTCTCCATTGGCTATAGTATCTACAAGAGTTACCATCTTTACGAAACCACTCATATTGTATCCCTTGCCCAACTTGAAGTCCAAATTCCTTCGATGCTCTTTCCGCATCAGTTGTTAATTGACTTGGAAAAGATGTGGCATTTATTTGTACTGTTACATTTTTCATCTAATTAATTGACTTGTTGTTCCATCGTTTTTATACTTAGCAAAGTTAATAATTAAATTTGATTCTTTTTTTTCCGGTACATATAAATGCTTTTGATTAGCCATTATACATAATCCTGAACTAATAGAGGCATCAAATTTTGTTCTATCATTTATATCAAACCTTGCCCAATCTTCAAGTGTTTTTGTAAATGGCATTGTGCCCATTTCTTCAGGGTCTCTATATTTTGCCTCTAAATCTAACCCTACAAATTTCTCAATGTAAGATTCAATTGCGGAGGCGTGTGCTTGTTTTACATCTTCAGATGAGTTTGGAATACCTCCTAACTCACGCTCAGTTTTTGTCAATTTAGCCATTTGCTTATCAGGTCTATTAATAGAAAACCCTCTATATCCCCTATTTTTAATATGGTATAAAAGTCTTGGTTTATTATTCTCCACTAAGATAGGCATTCCATAGAATATACACGCCATTAATACTTCTTCAAAAAATATTTCTGCTGTTTGTGGACGAGCAATATACTCTAAAAAAAATTGATTAACAGGAGCGTCATCCATATGAAACTTAGTCATACCGTGTAGTGCACCATTAGAACCACGTCCGCCAACTACAGCCGATATATCATATGAGTCACAACCAAAAGACCCAAGATGTTCATTTCCGGGATATTTTATTCCATTTCGTATGTGAATATTATTCTGCATATGCTTAGGTGGTGCCCAAGCAATATTAAATCTTCCACGAGTATCAGGAGTCCAAATAACTTGAGTATCTTTAATACCATCTTTCCAAGAAAACGACCCACGAGTAAGATAATGCTCTTTAATCATTGAGTCGTTATAGTCAATCTGCTGATATAGTTTAGTCAAATTAAATAAAGCCTGCTTGCTTTCATCACGGAATGCGTGAGACTCTGTACGTGGGAACTGACGGTAAAATTCGTTCAGTGCATCAGCGTCATTCTTTAATGAGTCAACCTCCGCTTCCCAATAGTCAATGGCTCCGTTTTTTATCCAACCCCCATCTACGCCCATTACAGGCTCAACAGGCTTGCGTAAAACAGGATGACCATATCTATCGATAAATCCTTCCATATTCCATTCCATAGGCACAAATAGGGCATACAAGCCACTTTTTGTTTGCCCATTGGCATTACGTAAAGATACTCGTGAATCCTCGTAGATATCTTTGTAGTTTTGACCCCCTTTTGAAAGTGCATTTGAGGTAGACCCCATCATACACTTGCCAATAATTTTACTACCTAATCGTAAACACGTCTTAGTGACACGCCAATTCTCTTTAATATTTACGGGTTTAGTCCATTTTGCAGACTCATCGTGAGCCAAAAACAATAATTTCTCTCCATCATAGGAGTTATCTTCCGTATTCTTCCAATCTATTGATGTATCTAATCCGTCAATCTCATTGTTATTGGCTTCGTACATATTCTTCTTAGTAATCTTAGATGCAGGAACTCTAAATGCCAACTCAGTCTTTGGCTTGTCCATACCATCCATTACAGGCTTGAAAAAGAAAGGCAAACGGCTATTAATAGGTACAACCTTGTCGGTAAACATCTTTTTAGCATCAGCACCCGTCTTAGATAGGATACCTATACGTGCGTCACGTGCGAGTGTCCCTATGTTAATACATTCTGATGATGACATAAAAGAAAATCCCGAACGCCTAATTTTTAGATATATCATACCAAATGACCTTGAGTCAGCACGACAGGCTTCCCAAAATATCCAATAGATTCTATTTGCTTCACGGAAGTCGGGGTACCCTATATCAATGCTTGACCATTGTAAGTACATATAATGTGAGCCGGTTATATAAGTCTTAACCCCATTGTTCATAAACCAAAAACCTTGGTCCCTATAATCAAACTCTTGCTCTATGTAATCGACCCATCGGTCTTTAAATTCTTTTGGTTTTTCATTCCACTGAAATATGGATTGTATTTTAGCTAACTCTCGAGGTAATTCTTGACGCTCCCAATACTGTTCAGCTTTAGTGGAGTGTCTTTGAAGACACTTTTCAGGAGTAGCAGGAAGAGCAATAAATAATCCCTCTATCTCTACTATCTGACCTATCTGTCCTGTTTTTGAAATTACAATGACATTGTATTGGTCATTATGTCCATACAACCACGACCTCACTCTATTTTTGTTAGAGATGACGGAAGCCGGTATATGACTTTCAACTATACGGCATAAACTATTGCTTTGACCTTCTTTCTGCAAATCCTTGTTTTGTATCTGTTTTACTTATTCCTCTATCTGCGGAGTCAAGATTTTCTTTCTCTGCTTCTATTCTACTTAATATCTCAAACGCATCAAAAATGGCTAACTTCTTAGCTGCTGCTGCATTTTTCATCTTATCTGCAGACACATCACTATCTGAATCGGTATTAATAATATCCTCTTCAGCTACTTTTACAAGATGACTAACCGCTTTATATCCTGCTTCAATGATGCGTAATTTTATTTCTTTAGTGTCTCTCATTATTTAATCTTTAAAAAGATTATCTGAACCAATCGAGCAGTCTCTGCTTCACCAAAGTTATCAAATATATTACGTGAGTGCGGAGCATCTGAGTTAAAGGCTATCATACGATTAAATTTAGAATACATTGTAAATAATGGTTTCTTATCTTCATCATAAATGGTAGTTCCATCGTCATTCGGTGCTTCTTCGTTTAGGTATAGTAAACAGGTAATGCTTCCCATCATTTCATCTGTATGTATAAAATTTGGTTCTTTTTGATTTAAAGGAGACTTTCTAATAAAATTAAAATTCACTTTATAACCAAGAAATAAATCAGTGACGTATAAGGCAAACTCATCGTTACTATCCCTTGGTTGAATGTTTCTGAAAGTGTGCTCTCCATCTGCCACGTCTTGAAATTCGTGCAAGTGTATATCTGATACATAGGCTTTTGGGTCTTTAATAATGTTGTCAAATGTGATTATATTCATAATTTGATTGTTATTTGGTGGTCATACATCCTATATAACTTCTCATCATCTACAGTAAATTCGTATTCACTATCAGGGCTAAAGCATACCATATCACCTTCTTTAATACCACGTTCAAGCAAATACTCGTTAGGATATTTCATTATACCCATAAGCGGCTCTTCTGAAAATGGTTTTTTGATATAACTTTCTGTTGCAGGAACAGGCTTAACAAAGCAGTACCTGTCATAAGCGTTCCACGTGGAATCGTG